AAGAATGAGTATGAAGACGAGACAACTAATATAGCGCCTCCTGATGATGATGTTATCGCTCAATTATATAGTATTATAGATATATTAATGGTAGAATACAAAGATTTGCTATTAAAATATAATCCACAAGCTTCATCATCGCCTAAAACAAAAACCAAAATATATCAAAAAATATATTTTGATTATGTTATTCAAAACATTATGATTCCTTATGCCCCCAAAAATATGTTTTTAACAAGTAAGCCGAAAAATGTAATAAATGACATTCCTTTCATAATAAGCGTCTAATACTTTCATAATCCATTTTATTTAAGAATATTATATGTAATTATATTTAATTGTTTTTATATGTGTAGTATAATAGGTCATCGTGGAGCAATTAGTTATAAACCAGAAAATACAATATCATCAATAAAACAACTAAAAGAAATTAATTGTGATTGGATTGAAGCAGATGTAGTTTTAACAAAAGATAAATATCCTATAATGTTTCACGATAAAAGTTTAGACAGATTAACAAAATCAAAAGGTTTAATTAGGGATTACAATTATGATGAAATAAAAGATTTAAATATTAATAACACAAATGAAAAAATACCTCTATTAAAAGATTTTATAGATAAATGTTGCGAGTTATCAATTAATATTTTTTTGGAACTTAAAGCCTATAATAATGATGAAATAATTTTAGTTAATAAAGTTGTTGAAATTATTAGAAATATTAAGAAAATACAAATAATTCCTTGTAGTTATTCACTAAAAATATTAGAACATTTAAGTAAAATTTATATGTATAAAAATATATCTTATATTGTTGACAAAATACCCGATATGTGGTATGAATATATTAAAAAATATAAATGTTATAGTATTAATATTAATTATGATTATAATGATATTGAAGATATAAAAACGTGTGCCAACTTAATCCCCACATATTGCTTTACAATTAATGATACGGAAAAATATAATGAATTGAGAAAAATAAATGTCAAAGGTATAATTACAGATAAACCTGAGATATTTTTGCCATAATATATAAATAATATTTATATAATATTTTTTAATAATGTATAAAATAATATTGAAAAATAATAATAATGCTATCGCAAACACTATATATTCCAAAATTGATAATATTAAAAATGCTGATAAAATATGGTTAATAAATAATCTTAAAAAATATGTATACAATCATTTAAAATTACCTTTATACGAAACTAAGGATATTGAGAAAATAGTGTATGATTATGGTATTCAGAATGCATATCAACATTTTATTTTAAATAAAAAAATATATAATGATATTATGATAATGATGAATCATGATGAAACAAAGGTTATTTTTGGTATAGCATTTTTAATCATTTATGAACACTTTGAGTTTAGAATAATAGATATATAATACTTACTGCTTCCATTTTTTACCACAAATTAAACAATTCATAAATAAGGTTGATGCTTCGTCGCCCGAACGCGTCTGTAACTCATAATAACTTACTTTTTTACTTTTACATCTCATACAAGTTATCATATCCGACATTGCTACAAGTTTAATTTCATACGCTGCTTTAAATCTTCTTTGATTTTTTTCAATAATATCTTTCCATCTTTCAGGAAAGATATTATGATATTGCATATAAGGAAGCATATGTGGTAAGAATTCTTTTTTAACAATCATTCTATCATATAAATTTTCATTTTTTACATAACTTGTTTTGCTAATGTTTGAATAAATGCTTCGCGATATGTTGATATATGTTTCCATAAATAATTGACAATTCCAAGATAGTTGAATACCATAATTATTAGCATAATCTATACTTGAATTAAAAACACCTATTTCCAAATCCTTTGCTTCTAATTCAGGAATTTTTAAATTATTTATTAATAAATTAACATAATCATCTCTAATTTTATGTTTGTTATTTTCATTTTTTTCATTTAATGTATTGGAATTATTAGAATATTTTTTAATTTCTTCTTCTAAATTGTAAAACTTATATTCGATTGACATCAAGATATAATGATAGTTATTAAATAATAAATAACTATCATTTTTTTATATATATATAAAAATTGATTTATTATTTTATTTAAATTAATTAAATTTAATGGTATTAATAAACTTAGAAAAATATTTAGACGATAATGTCAATATTGTAGAAATATTTTTTGTTAAAAATATTATTGAAAATAAAATGCTAGACGTTTCGATTAGTGAAAATATTGAAAAAAATATTAAATATAAAAAAACTAAAGAAGAAAATTACAAAATGTATTATATGAATGATAAAATATATGTTTACGAACTATCTAATGATAATCAATATGTAATATCTAAAAATATGAAAAAAAATGAATTAATTAAAAATAATTTTTCGAATGGTATATATATATTATCATCAAAAATAGATAAATATCCACAATATACATTTCCATGTACAAATGAACTGGATAATGTAGCACTTATTAAAATAAATGAATACAAAATATCAAACCGCATATCATTAAATGTTAAGACTGAAAATGATATTAAATGTTTATATATAGAATATAAACACTCGCCCAATGTCGAACTTGATAAAATGAATGAAATAATCAATAAAATAATTAAAAATGTTGAATTAATTTTAAATAGTGAGGATAAATAACAATTTTATGTTTGTCCTGTATAAATTTAATATACTGATTGCCTGAAAAATCATAGAATTTTTTTCTATTTTTAATAGTAAAATTATTCAAATCTAATATACTAACATATAAATGTGATATATCATTTATATATATATAAATTTTACCAAAAATTAAATCTTCGTGATAGTAAAATCCTCTATGAAAGTAATTTAATTTGTTTTTCCATTCTATAATATAATTTTTACAATCTGTATTTAATATATCCCAGTTATTTTTCATAAAAATGTCAAATACCTAAAAGATTATTATATTAAAAATAAAAATTGATTATTAATCTCTATTTTAAGATTAATAATAAATAATGAGTGTTAATAACAACAATAATGTTTTAATCATCGTAAATGATGATAATTATAATGATTTTTCAAATTTTGTTAAAAATATCAATGATTCTACTGTAGAAAATGATGATTATTTTGATGCTATTAAAAATTTATATAATGGATATACTAATTTTCTTGTATCTCGAAAATATTGTAAAGAATATATCAAAGAGATGAGAGAAAAAGCGGTAATTGACAATTATATGTTGTATATCAATAAGCAATTTGATAGCGAATATATTAAAAATTTGTCTGAGTATTACAAAAAAAATATTAATGATGATTTTGATAAAAAATTAAATCCACCAAGTTGTATCTTTACAGCGGCATCAAGAGAAAAAAGATTTGACGAAGAAAATAAAATTAAGGAATATATAAATTGTGATATTAATACCCACTATAAAACAATTAATTCTAAATATGAATATTATAACAATCTTAACAAACTAAATGAATTAGAAGATTTCGAAGAATTTGAAGCAGAAATTTATGAAGATGAATATTGTGATGAACCTTATTATTATTCGACAGAAGAAGATGAATATTATAATGATTATATTTCGGACTATGAAAGCGATTATTTATCTGACGATTATTATTAATAGAAAGATATATTAAATAAAATTAAGTATTGTTATAATAAAATTTTTTTACATTAGGATTTATTTTAAATGAAGATTTATCAACATTAATAATTTTAATTGAATTAAGGTTTTTTGCACGGGATAAAGCTGTATATGTTTGACCATATGCGAAAATATTATTACCTAAATCTAATTCTACAGCATCAATAGTCATTCCTTGAGATTTATGAATAGATAATGCATAACTTATGCGTATTGGAATATGTGATATAAATGCTTTTTTATCATTAATATCTATATCTTTAAAATAATGTATGGCATGAACATTATTATTAACATCTTCTATTATAACATAATCTTCAAATAATTTTTTAATATATCCTCTTGTACCATTTACGAGACCATTAGATACATCAATGTTACGTGTTATCATAATTTGTGAATTTTCTGTTAATTCTACATTAAAAAGCATAGCTTTTTTTTCATTTCCAGGATTACAAATAGCATTATATGTAATTGTTTTATATCCCTTATCTTTAAGCTTATTAATTTCAATTAAATTTATTTTTTCTACATCGGCATTGATTGGATAAAGTTTTGTAGGTATAATATTTTCTGTAAATTTAGTATTTTTCAATTTTTCTAAGACAGATATTATATTATCCGTACATCTACCTTTTCTAACTATATTAAGTATTTTTTGAAATAATAAATCATCATTTTGACGAATCAATTCTTCGAGTATTACAACGTTAATATTGATTTTATTCCATAAAGGGGATAAAAAACAATACATACCTTTTACAGGTGGTAATTGACAGAAATCTCCCACTAATATTAATTGAATACCTCCAAAAGGTATATTTTGAAGTTCTTTATTATTATATGATTTTATTATGCAAAGTATATTAGATATATACTCAAACATTTCATCACACATCATTGATATTTCATCAATTATAAGAACATCTAAATTAACAAGTTTTTTAAACAATTTATTATTATTTACTATTGATTTTATAACATCACTTACTTTATCATTTCCCAAACCAATGCCTAAATAAGAATTTATAGTCTGTCCTCCTATTAATGATGCAGCAGTTCCTGTCGTTGCTGTTAAACCACATAATTTATCTCCTTCTTTAAGTTTTTCTATTATATATTTAATAGTAAATGATTTACCTGTGCCACCTGAACCAGTCAAAAATATATTATTACCATTCAATACAGATTCTACAGCATTCTTCTGTTTATTATTTAAATAATCCATTAAATAATAATATAATTATAGAAAATATCAATTTTTATATATATAATTATAATTATATAATAATTATATAAATATAATTATATAATTATTATATAAATATAATTATATAAATATAATATAATTATGAACTTCAAGAGTAGAATTGATTGTACTAACAAAAAAGATTTGAACTTTAAAGGAAAATCTATTAATATATTTAAATGCAAACAATTCATTGGATGTTTACAATCCGAAAACACTACATTTATAGAAAGAATCCAAATCGTAAAGAGAACGAAGAAAGACGAGAAAAAGAAGAATCCTTTTACATTTAAATCCCTAGAGTTTTTGATATCTAGGAAAATAGAAGAGGCTGAGTTTGTTGAGCTTATTCGTAAAATGAAAGAATGTGGTTTTAGTAGTACTGGAAACAATATCCGTATTCAGTTTATAGATATAAAAGATAATCCTCATACACCATTGTATGACTACGACTTTATAACATTGGAGCGTAATGAACCAGAGACATATTCAAACGTAAATAAATATACATATGATGTAAAGTATATAGACATATTCAAAAGTAAATAAATATACATATGATATATTCTATACGCTAGATAGCCAAAGGATATGCGACAACCTAAGATATTTATAAATTTTCTATATATTTTTTGATGAATGAATTTTTTTTATTATATGAAGATATAAATATATTGTTCTTATTTTGAATATTTTTAACAATATCATTATGGTATAATTCTCTTGAAGTTGGTGAATAATTGTAAAACCACCTTATTAATGTTGATTTATCAATAATATTATTAAAATCAAGGTTATATTCGCGACACATATATAATATCGCGCGTGATATGAAACCTCGTGAATTAATATTTGGTATAAATAATTTTTTTTTATGATTTACATAATTATCATATTCAAGTTTAAACCAGTTTTTATCTGTAAAATCATAAATATCGCAATATTTGTAATTAGACCTATTTACATTTAAAGTGTTAAATGTTTTAATAATATTGTGCATATCTTTGTTTTCACAATCTTTTAATAAAGATTGAGGATATATATGTTCAGCAGTTAAAAAATTATTCTTTGGAATAAATGTATTAATATTATTAGTATAAAGTATTGGCATTTTATCATCATTTATAATTGTATTTTTTATTAAACATAATTTACTTTTAATCACCATAGAACAAGAATAACATTTTATATGATTCATATGAATAAGTAATATTAACATTACTTTTTTTAAAAATAACATTTTATATTATGGATATAAAATTTATAAAGTCAATTTTTCTACTATACTTGGATATAAAGTTCTAAAAAACATAAATATATTTTCATTAACATCTAAATTTTTATTAGGTTTATAGCTATCTATCAAGTTTTTAGATTCAAAATCCCCATGAATCCAATAATGTATCATTATTGGATTCATTGGATATTCCCCATTTTTAACCATTTTCCAGTCTTCTGGATTACAAGATAAATTATATAATTTTAAATCATTAATAGGATAGATTAATTCTCTATCTTCTATTATAATTATATTATAACCATATTTTTGATATTTATTTATCATTTGTTTAATATAATTTCCGCCAAAAATATCAAATTTTGAAAAAATATTAACTCCGTTTTGTAATATAGTATTTGGAATTCCTCTTAATAATTTTTCTACAAAATTATTATTTTTATTCGCAGCAAAGAAAGCGTTACATATATAACTATCATCATTATATAATGCTTCAGTTTGACATCTCGGTTCATATGATATGTAAAAATTATCTGAACTCATATCTATTAATTCGGCAAAATCACGCATTACTAAAACATCTAAATCTATATAAATACCACCATAATGATATATGATTATTATACGTGATATATCTCCTCTCTGTACTCCTGTTCTTGCAAAACTATAAATTTCAAAGAAGTCAGGATAATAATTGTTAATTAATTCTGTAATTTCTTTATCAGACCATAATTTAAATTCATATCCTTTACTCTTTAGTAATTTAACATTCTCATTATATATATATTTCATTATAGGTGGTAATTCATCTGTCTTCCATGTTTGATGTATAATTTTAGGTATCATAATTTAATTATTAATCATAATATATTGTTTATATATAAATTATAATGATAATAAAATTTTATCTAATGTATAATCCATAATAACTATTAAATTAATAATTTTAATATTGCATATATCTAATGAAGGAACATAAATAGATGATACATTAAAGCCTTTAATAATATTTAATGCCCACATAAATTTAAAAAGCAAAGTATATGGATAAATATTTATATCATATGGGTAAATTTTATAGTTAACTATATTGTCATAATAGTAATAAACTGGCAGGATATGTAATAAAATATCACATATAATATATTCGTAATTTAATAAAGTTCTATCAGATATTTTATGAAAAAATGTTAAATATCTACTAAAAGGTTTAGTGTTATCTATTTTTTCAAATAAAATTCTATTATCATATAACATAAATCCGTGAAATAATATATTTATTAGTAATGAATTATGTGCTATAAATTTAGAGATATAAGGATTTTGATTACCTGATATATTGATATAAATATAATTTAAAAATATTAAAAATATATTCCAATTTGTATATTGATTTAATTTTCTTTTAACAACCGAATTAGATATATAAATATCTGTTAAATTTTTACTAATAGGCATTAATATTAATGATAAAAATATGAATAATTCAAATTCAAAAATATAATAATTTTTATTAATAATTACTAAATTATTAATCATATTTTTAATTTATTATTATAATAATAATCTTATATATTTATTTTAAAGGTGATGATGTTATATCCATTCCACAATATTCAACACTTTTTTTTTCAAAATCTTGCTTTGTATAAATACCAATATTTATAGATTCTTCCAAAATCCATTTAAAATTATCCCAAAACTCCGTTGTATGTCCAATGCTTTCTGTCGCTAAGTGTGCAAATTCGTGTAAAACTACAAACATCATAGTATTTATATCAACTAATGAATTTTTATTTCTTAGGCATAAAATAATTTCCTCTCCTTTATTCACAGAATAACTTGTATAACCTGGTTTTTGAATACCTTCCTTAATAGCATCTGGTCTAAAATTACCTTCTAATAAAGAAACACGATTATCACCAGTTCCATAAGTTTTTTTCAAATGTTCCAATAATGTAATTAATCTTTTTTTAATTTTAGCTATTAAATCTGCAGCTTCTTTTGAATCATCTTTTATTTGAACTGTATATGCTTCGTTGTCAACATCACTAACAACCTTTACAAGTCCTTTTTCATTATTATAATGATATACTAAATAACTACATAATATTATCAATATCAATATAACTAAACCTTCGGAACCTATTTCCATTCTCTATATATTACAATAAATTAAAAATTGATTTATTTTATTTAAAAGAAAAATGATAAGATTATTTATAATGGATTTTCCACGCAGGCAACACCCCCCTCTTAATTCCAAAAATACTAATAATATTAATGATATTGATATTATAGAATTCCAAATTACTGATATTTTTGTTCCAGAGAATGATAGATATAAAGATAGAGATAATGATGAATTATATACTTTGCTGTTATTTGGTACTCGCGAAGATGGTGCTACATTTTGCGTAAATGTTGAAAAATTTTGCCCATTCTTTTATATCAAACCCCCTGAGAGCTGGGAGAATTTAAATGAAATTAGTTTTCAAGCTAAAGTAGATGAGTTCAAAGATAAACTTTTAACACAAAAATATACAGCTACTTATAAAACAAGTCAATATGAAAAAAAAATAATACCAAATAATTTAGAAAATCATTTTAAAAGTATTAGCGTGGAAAGTAAAAAGGATTTTTGGGGATTTACAAATAATAAAATATTTAAATTTTTGAAGATTGAAGTTAAATCAATGAAATTATATAATACTTTGAAATATTATTTTAAAACTCTTGAAACATCTGGATTTAAGGCTTACGAAAGTAATATTGACCCATTTTTAAAATATTTACATATTCAAGATATTAAACCGTGTAGTTGGATAAGAATTAATAAATATGATATTGGTGAAGATATTAGTAGATGTGATTACAATATTAAAACAAATCATAATAATATAGTTCCAATTGATAAAAATATAATTGCTCCCATACTCGTAACTTCTTTTGATATTGAATGTACAAGTAGCCATGGTGATTTTCCAGTCGCAAAAAAAACATATAGTAAAGTCGCACAAGATTTAGCATTAGTAGCAAAAGCCGGATATGATTGTAGTGAAGAATATATTATAAACTGGATTCAAACTATTTTTACAGATGATGTAATTATAGATGAAGAAACTGATTTAAAAATAAACAAAGTATATGCTAAAAACAAAGCAACAAAATTAACAAATGAATATATCGCAAGTATTCCTATATTATTGAAACATGATATTTCTAATATTACAAATATACTTGACAAAATTGCTTCTTCTGTCAATAATGATGATGGTGACGATGAAGATGATGATTGTAATATGACCGTTGCTGAAATAAATGCTGAAGAATTAAAATTATGTAATATTTTAGATAAATTATTATTGCCTTTAGAGGGTGATAAAATAATACAAATTGGAACAACAGTCCATTTATATGGTTCAGATAAAATAATTTATAAAAATATTGTATCATTAAATACATGTGATAATATTGAAGGGTGTGATGTTTTATCTTGTAAAACAGAGAAAGAATTATTGAACAAATGGAAGGATGTAATGAATGATTTAAACAGCGATATAATTACAGGATATAATATATTTAGTTTTGATATGCCATATATATGGGATAGAGCTAAAGAACTAAATATTATTGAAGATTTTAGTATTGGTCTAGGAAGATTAATTACAAGAAAATGCGGATTAGTTGAACAACAATTATCATCTTCAGCAATGGGGGACAATATATTAAAATATATAGATTATGATGGGATTGTATTAATTGATTTGCTAAAAGTTATGCAGAGAGAACAAAAATTGGATAGTTACAAATTAGATAATGTTGCATCAATATTTTTAGGAGATAAAAAGAATGATTTAAAACCTCAAGAAATTTTTAATAAATTTAAAGGAGATAGTAAAGATAGATGTGTAATTGCTAAATATTGTATTCAAGATTGTTGTTTAATAAATAGATTAATACATAAATTAAAAATTATTGAAAATAATATTGGCATGGGTAATGTATGTCTTGTTCCCCTTAATTTCTTATTTAGAAGAGGTCAAGGTATTAAAATATTTTCACTCATTGCTAAACAATGTATGGAAAGAAATACATTAATTCCAGTAATTAAATCATATCGTGAGAATGTTATAGATGAAGACGACGGATATGAAGGTGCCGTTGTTTTAGAACCAAAAGAAGGGATATATTTAAATGAGCCGATTGTAGTATTTGATTATGGTTCTCTATATCCATCTTCTATGATATCTCGTAATTTGTCTCACGATTGTTATTTAATTGACGAAAAATATAGAGTTAAAGATGATAATATTGAATATAAAGATATATATTATGATTTATATGAAGGTAAAGGTGATAAGAAAAAGAAGGTTGGTGAAAAGAAATGTACTTTTGTACAATATAAAGATGGTAAAAAAGGTATAATCGCAGACATTTTAAATATGCTTTTAAATAAGAGAAAGAATACAAGAAAAAAAATAGATTACCAAACTATTGTTTATGACAATAAAGAAATTAGTGGAATATGTGAAGACAAAGGAGATTATTATGATATTTTAGATATTGATACGAATAGCAAAACAAGTATTAATAAAAATATTATTATTAGCATTAAGCAAACATATAGTTCATTTGAACAAGATGTATTTGATGCTTTACAATTAGCATATAAAATTACAGCAAATTCATTATATGGACAGATAGGTGCTAAAACATCATCGATATATCTAAAAGAAATTGCGGCGTGTACTACAGCAACCGGAAGAGAAATGATTATGATGGCAAAAAAATTTGTTGAAGAAAAATATAATGCTGATGTAATTTACGGAGATACAGATTCAATATTTTGTAAGTTTCCTTTAAAAGATGATGTTGGCAATGTGGTGCAAGGTAAAGATGCGTTGCCATATGCGATTGAAATTGGAAAAACTGTTGAAAAAGAAATAGCAAAAATAATGCCAAAACCTCAAAAATTAAATTATGAAAAATCACTTTATCCTTTTATATTATTTAGTAAAAAAAGGTATGTCGGTAATTTATATGAATTTGATGTAAATAAATATAAACAAAAATCAATGGGTATTGTATTAAAAAGAAGAGATAATGCACAGATAGTTAAAAAAATATATGGTGGTGTAATAGATATTATTCTTCAAAAACAGGATTTGCAAGCATCAATAGAATTTTTACATGATGAATTAAATGATTTAGTAAATGGTAAAACATCTATAAGCGAATTAGTAATTACTAAAAATTTGAGAGCATCATATAAAGATCCTTCTAAAATTGCTCATAAAGTACTAGCCGATAGAATTGGGGCAAGAGATCCAGGAAATCGCCCAGTTATTAATGAGCGTATCCCATATGTATATATTAAAACTAATAATACATCTGGATTACAAGGAGATAGAATTGAAAATCCGGAGTTTATTATTGAAAATAATTTAACACCAGATTATTTACATTATATTACTAATCAAATAATGAAACCTTTATTACAATTATACGCATTATGTATTGACGAATTGCCCGGGTATGATAAAGATGATATTTATTGGAAGGAATTAGATTATAATCTTCAATTAAAACCTATTTATCAAGATGAAATTAAAAGAAAAAATCGAATTGACAATTTAAAGTTACAAATGGTTAAATCATTATTATTTGATAAATATATTGATATTTTGTCGGAACCTAAAAAACCACGTACACGAAAAAATAAAGAAACAGTAGCTAAAATTCAACAAACAGATAATGCTGTTATAGATATTAAACCTGAAAAAATAAAATCTAAAAATATTGATACAAGCATACCAGATAATTTATTAAAGGTTGATATTAAAATTATAAAAAACCAAAAATCTGGAAAAATTATTGCTATGGCAAAGGTTATAGAAAATAAAACAAAAATATGGAATTATCAAAATGATGATTGTTTATCAAAAGAGCAAGAAACAATTAAAATAATTAAAGAATTAATTAAAATGAAAAAAGAAAAGAATTATTTGATAAACCTTAATAATAAGGCTTTTGTAAAGAGTTATAATGAATCTTTATTATATTATAAAGAATATATTAAAAATAATAATGAAAACATACTTACAGATATATTTAAAACACAAGATACAGGTGCTTTAAAAATAATTAATAATATACAGATGTATTCTGAAATTATATTAAATAATCATATGTTTTCATTTACTTATTAAACAAATATTTAATGATACATGAAGCTTTCTCTTTACCCACTCCATCTATTTTACATAATTCTTTATTTTTATCTTCTATATCATTTAAAGCTAAGATTAGAGAAGTCATTGTTGGATATATATTTGAAATATTTTTAGCAATTATATTAGATATATGTGGTATCTGTGATAACTGCATTATATAACAAGTTTTCTCGTCAATATTATCTATTTTCTTTTTTTTTAACTTTAAATGGTCAGTATAGGTAGAATCATTAGAAGTATTATTAAATTTTTCAGGATTTTCAATAATTTTTATCGATAAAGATAATAATAATGTCGCTGTTTCATTAACATTTTTTGTAAATATTAATCTAATATTGTCTCTAAATAATATGTTTAAATATGTGCTTTGTAAAACTTTACTTTTATTATAAGTTTTAGTTGATAAAACATCATCACCTTCAATAATGTATGTTATATTTTTATTATCATAATTAGACATCATTCTGGCTTTTTGCTCTCTATATCTTCCATCGTGTATAGATGATATTAAATCATTAATCGTTTTTCTTTCAAAAATATATTCAATATTACAGTATTTTATATTTATATCACCTATATCAATATTATTTTTAACAATTTCTATTTTTTCTGTATATATATCTAAATCGCGATTTATTATATCATCATATAAATATGTTTCTCTTGAATCAATAAGAACAATTAGTTTTTCTGACATAATTACTAATATAAAACATATATTTATATAAATATTACATCATATTATAATATATAAATATGAATACATGTCCCCAATTTTTCATATGTCCTATTACTCATAATATTATGAATGAACCATATATTGATAATGAAGGAAACTCATATGAGGAAGTAGCAATAAAAAAATGGCTACTTAATAATAATACATCACCTATTACACGTAATATTTTAAATATAAGTGATTTAAAATTAAATAGGTCATTAAAAGATGCTATCCAAGCATATAAATTGGGTGGGGATATTCTAGAAGATAATATAGATAATGTAAATATCAAAGAATATCCAATATATTTAAATGAATATTCTGAAACTAATAAATACAATAAAATAGTGTCTTTAATTATAGACCCTCCCGATATTAAAGAAGAAGTGTTTAATGATATTGTTATTATAATTGATATTTCAGGTTCTATGGATTCTATTGCTTATGTAAATCAAAATGGACAACAAAACGACGTAGGATTTACTATTTTGGATATAACTAAACATTCTATTAAAACAATAATTGAAGCATCCAATTCAAACGATAGAATATCCATAGTCTCATTTTCTGATACAGCAAATGTAATAAGTTGTCTTATTAAAATGACAAAAAGTAATAAAGTATACTTGAAATCGCTTGTTAGTAATTTAAAGGCAAAAGGATGTACTAATATCTGGGCGGGTTTAAATTTAGGATTAAAACAATTTGACGAATCAAATAGAAATAAAAATGTTTTATTTATGACAGATGGAGTTCCAAGTGAACATTTATTACCCCCAAGAGGTATTATAGAATCTTTAAATAAAAATATGGAAAAATTCAAAATAAAACCATCAATTTATACTTTTGGATTCGGATATTCATTAGATACAGAATTATTAGCAAATATAGCTAATATAGGAAATGGGACATTTTCATTTATTCCAGATTCTGGTTTTGTTGGAACAATTATGATACATGCTATAGCAAATATTAAATCAATATGTGCTACAAATGCAATTATAAATATTAATACAAGTGATGGAACTACTATTAAAAAAATATATGGAGGAGATACAAAAATAAATAATATCAATTATGGAGAAACTCGTGAATTGATAGTTGTATTAGAAACTAATAAGAATGATTATAATTATAATATAAATTTAGAATATACTTTCAATAATAAGAAAACTATAGTTACAACAAATCAAATTAATTATTATAACAATATAGATAATATTATGAGATATGAATTCATCGATTTATTGAATGCGATTATTAATAAAATGCCCAATGTTGAATATTTGAAAAAAAATATAAATGAATTTATTTATAAATATAATACAAGTAAGGAATTTATTACAGATTTAAATGAACAGGTATTATTAGCAATATCATCAAATACTATTTATAATAAATGGGGTAAAAATTATATTTATTCTTTGATGTATGCGCATAAAAATAAATTATGTAATAATTTCAAAGATAAAAGTATAGCAAGATATGGAGGAACCTTATTTAAAAATTTAGTAGAAAAAATAGATGATATTTATTCTGATATGGAACCACCAATTCCATCTAATTTAAATACTATTAAAGATGTTACAGTTAGAAATGGAATTCCAAAAAACTTTGATTTTAAACAAAGTTTTAACAATGCGAGCGGTGGATGTTTTCACGAAAGTAGTACAATATTAGTTTATCCAAATATTTATAAAAAATGCAAAGACATTATAAAAGATGATTTGGTAATTACTGAAAAAGGATATTCTAAAGTATTATGTATTGTTAAAATAAAATGTCATAATAATAAATGTGAAATGGTTAGATTAAATGATGGATTGATGATAACTCCATATCATCCTATAAAAAATGATGTTTGGATCTTTCCAAATAGTATTAAAAATAGCGAAATTGTAGATTGTAATTATATGTATAATTTTATTTTAGAAAAAGAACATATTATAAATATTAACAATGTTTTATGTGCTACATTAGGACATAATATTGAAGATAATAATATTATAAAACATCATTATTATGGTACAGATGCTGTAATAAATGATTTAAAAATTTGTAAAGGGTACGACGAAGGAATAATAACTTTTATGGAGAATTGTGTTATTCGCGACAATAATAAAAATGTTATCGCATTCGACATAGCAAAAATATGCTAAATATTAATATAATAATAATAACTATTAATTTAATATCTATATTGATATATTTATTAATATTATCTTTTCTATTATTAATTGTAAATTTTTCGTTCTTACAACATTTTTGAATGTATTTTTTGTTTTCTTTTACTAAATTATTATATTTTTCTTCATATATACTTCCACAATCTATAGCATTGCAAGCATCTTTACTTCCACCACTACCCATTATTTTATTTTTTTATCTATACTATTAATTATAAAATTATATATTTTATCATTTTGAATAAACTTTTACATATTCAATATCGTATTTTCTATATAGATATGTTATTTATAACATTAAATGTAATTAAAAAATGATATATATATTTATTTATATACTTAAATATAAATGACTAGTTTAATTATTGTCGAAAGCTATACAAAAACAAAAACTATAAAAAAATATATCAATGATAGTAATTATATTGTAACATTTAGCAGTGGACATATTTATAATTTGCCTAAAGATAAATTAGGATTTAATACTGATACATGGGAAATAGAATATGTTAAAACTAATATGAAAATCATTAATAATATTCGCGAACTTGTTAAAAAATCTAAAAAAATATTTTTGGCAGCTGATCCTGATTTAGAAGGTGAAGCTATCGCAAATAACATAAAAGATAGTATTAATGATTTAATTAAAGAAAAAGAATGTTATAGAATTACATTCAATGAAATTACTAGAAATGCTATTTTAAATGCTTTAAATAATCCCCGTGATATTGATATTGATGTTGTTAAAGCACAAGAAACAAGAAGAATAGTTGACAGAATGATTGGATATAAAGTATCGCCGTTATTATGGTCTAAATTTAATATGAATCATTTAAGTGCAGGAAGAGTTCAAATAGCAGCACTTTTAATATGTATTAATCAACGTAATTCTATAATAGCTAAAGAAATCAAAACATATTGGAATGTAGAAGGGATATTTAAATTTAATAAAAAAAAAAATAGTATAAGAGCAAAATTATTAAATAATGATGACTATTTTAAATCTTACAATATTACGGATATCAATAATATTCTTAAATCTATAAATATAGAAACGGTGTGGGATATTTCTTTTAATATTAAAGAAAAATTTGAATCACCACCACCTCCTTACACGACGACAACTATGCAGCAAGATAGTTATAATAAATTTAAATATAATGCAAAAAATACAATGAAGTTAGCTCAAGATTTATATGAAAATGGATTAATAACATATTTGCGAACAGATTCAACAAATATTTCTGAAGATGCTAAGAAAAATATATTAAATTATATAAATAAAGTATATACCAAAGAATATTCTAAATATAGAACTTATAAAACTAAAATTACAAATGCTCAAGAAGCGCATGAAGCAATTAGAATAACAAATCCAAGTATAGAGAAATGTGAATTTGACGGTTGTACTTCGGGACATATTAAACTATATGATATGATAAGAAAAAGAACACTTGCTTCTCTTATGAGCGATTCTAAATATTCTGATATTATAATAATATTAAAAAACGAAAATTTAAAAGAATATATATTTAAAGCAACTAAAAGTTTCTTAACTTTTGATGGATTTACTATTTTATATAATAATAAAATAGAATGTTACAATGATTTTTTGGAATTACTAAAAAACAAATATTATTTGAAAGAATTAATTGCTATAGGAAATGTTGACGATATACCATCATTATATAATGAAGTACAATTAATAAAACAACTAGAAAAACAAGGTATAGGAAGACCATCAACATATTCAACAATTATAGATAAATTAATAGAAAAAAAATATGTAGAAATAGGACAAAATCCCCAACAAGAATATAATATTGAAACATTATATAAAAAGAATGATGAAGTAAGTGTTGAAAATAAAATAATAAATTTAGGTGGTAAACAGAAAGATTTATTAGTACCAACAGAATTGGGAATAAATATAATTAAATATATTTATGATATAATGCCTTATTTATGTGATCTTAAATTTACTTCTAAAATGGAATGCGATTTAGATAATATAATGAAATCTAAAATTAAAAAAGAAGAAATTCTATCTGGTATATATTGTAAAATAATTGATTCATTAAAAACTATTGATGTTAAAATTCCTATTAAACCTGTTAAGAAAATATATGAGACAGGTATAATCGAAACGCGATATGGTGCTTGCTATTATAATAAGGAATCAAATACATATACCAATATAGAATCTTATTTAAAATGGAAAAACATTAATATTAAACAATTAAAAGATAATGATATTAAATTTATTTCTTCATTACCAAAAAAAATAATTTATAATAATACTGAGCATTATTTAAATATTGGAAAATATGGGTTATATTTAAAAGACAACTTGGGAAAAAATATTAAATTAGAAAAAAAATTATGGAATGATTTCATAAATTAATCGTATGGAGATAATCCTTTCTTACCATTTTTATACCAATTTGATACATATTTATCATTTAAATTAGGATGTTCTATATTTTCGTGATAATCAATATCTATACAATTTTGTATATTTTTATTACATTTTTTACAATACCAAGTATTAGGAATATTATATGTAGTATATATCATTTATTATATTCATTTATTTTTTTCTTTTAATAATTTACTAAGAGTTTTATTTAAATTGTGTAATTCAAAAGCAATATTTGACATTGACGTTCCTACATTTACTCCATATTCATCACATAAATAATCACCTAAAATATTATGTAATACGGTTTCTTCACGTTCATCATCTTCATCATCTTCATCATCGTCATCATCTTCATCGTCATCGTCATCATCGTCATTATCGTCATCTTCGTCATCTTCATCATCTTCATCGTCATCTTCGTCATCTTCGTCATCATCTTCATTTTCACATTCTTCTTTATCATCATCATTTTTTTCTTTTTTTACTTTTTGTTTTTTTTCTCCATCATCGATATCTTCAGTATTAGAAACTTTAATGACAACATCTTCATTGTCATCTCCATCTTCATTTTTTTTAGGAACTTTTTTCTTAGATTTTTTACTTTTCATATTTGGGAAATTTAATTCTCCATTGTTCATACTATTTAAAAAATTCAAAAAATCTACACTTTCTAATTTTTCTTTCCCCATTTATTTATGAATAATATATTCATATTAGTTCTTATATCTTTTTTTTAATAGTATTTAATAAAGAAGATATTAAATTATAAATGAAATATATATTATATATCTTAGGATTTCTATTGGGAATATTTATATTATTATCAATAATGAGGTTTAAATATTCTCATTTTAAAGAAAATAAAGAGGTTGATAAAAATAATGAAGATTATTATAAATTAAATATTGATAGTAGTGATTTAAATAATAATATTAATAATGAAAATAATATTAATATAATAGAGCATTACCAAACAGGAAAAAATGTTAATAACAAATATAATGATGATGACTTATATAATTTAGTGAATTGTAATAAAAATATAATAATAAATTTTAAAATATCACGTTTATTAGAAAAAAAATATTTAGTAGTATTATTATCATCATATATAAAGGAAAATTATGATAGTAAAAAAAATATATGGAAACGTGATAATGTTAAATCAATACATTTTAATGGCGGTGATATTACTGTAGATGGAAAACCCGAATATATATTATCAAGATTAAATCCTCTCATAGGAGGTTATAATATTAATAATTGTACTATAAGTATTTTACCAGTATTTAAAGAATTTCCATTAGGAGCAAAATGGGAAATAATTGAAAAACCAGAAAATGATTTTATTGAAATTATAAGTACCTATAACGACTCGGTAAGATATGAAAATTTAATAAAAGAATTAAAAAAAGGCGAGAATAGATATATACCAGAAAAAATTATTGATACTTTCCCTAAAATAGAATTTAATAATTTTATAAAACTTAATAATGTTTATTATAAACCATATATTGATGATGCTAAAATTCTTAAAAACATTTCAATTTTATTTAATATTAAATTAATTAGTATCAATAATAATGATGGATATTTATTATATTTATCTAAATCTGGTGAAAAAAAAGATTTGGCGTCAATATATATTAAAATAATGAATTCTAATAACATTAAAATTAATAATATTACAGAAGAATGTAAAAATAATATTTATTGCAGTAAATTAATAAATAATATACAAGATAGTATAAATATACATAATAACTATTATGAAAATAATTCTGTGTCTAATAAAGAGTTTAATAATTTTATAGAGGAGCAATGTAATGTAATTTTAAATAAAAAAAATGCCCCAGATATAAATGAAGATTTTGAAGTTGACGAAAATGATAGCGTAAACCAAGATGTTAAAACCGAAAAACTAAATATTAAATTATGCGAATATATCAAAAATAATTTGCAGGATGAATATTATTATTATAATAATATTTATAAAAAGAATAATTATACTATACAAATAAATATTAATTCAAAAGTTTATAATATATATGATATTAATCAAGATATTTTTGAAACAGATAATACATTTATTGGTTTAATAATAAAAGATGATGAATTAACTTTTCATTTAAATAATAGCGTTTATAATTTTAATAGATTAGATAAGGAAAATATTACTCCTTCATTACCATTCATTATTAATAAAAATAAAAGCAATAATATGATATTATATAGCTTGGCTATATTTAAAGATATTATTTGTGAAGCCGATATATTATCATATAAAATGTATAATAATTATTATTTAAATGGTATAAATAATTTAGAAGAAAATAAAAATGCTTCTAATGTAAAATAATTTTTAAAAAAATACACTTAAATATAATATAAATATATCTTATTAACACAATATTTAATATGTTGAAAGCAGCAATTTACATATTAACGCAAAACAAAACAGATAGAAAAATATATTTGAAATCAACATTGTATTTTTTATTTAAAAATTTTAATTCAAAATATAAATACCCAGTAATTATTTTACATGAAGGTGATTTTGACGATGACGCAAAAAATGAAATATTGACATCTATACGTTTAGAATGTGCTAATTTAGTATCTTTTCAAGAATTAGATAAAGAAGATTTTCAAATACCAAAACATATTGATATTGATAAAATGAATAAATTAATAGATTTAAACCCGGTTCCTTATTGGAGAAATGTTAAATATAGAATAATGTGTAATTTTTGGGTAAACCATTTTTTTAAATACTGTAAACAATATGAATATGTTATGAGATTAGATGATGATAGTATAATAGAGGAACCTATTAAAATTGATTTATTTAATTTAATGAAGGAAAAAGATTTAAATTATATTTCAAACATATTACACTTAGATTGTGGAATATGTAATTATGAAATGAATGATTTTTTCTCTAATATAATTCCTGAAAAAAAAGAATTAATAAATAAAAGTTTTGCTAATGTTACTGTCTATGATAGTGATAAAAATTTTGATAGTATAAAAAAATTACACGAATTATTAAAAAATGAAAAATATACTAAAAATAGCATAGATGTTTATATGCCTGTTATGTATTATAACAATTTTTTCATTACTAAAAATTCTATATGGAATGATAGTAATATAAAAAAAATAATTAAAGAAATCGATAATAAAGGATACATTTTTTATTGTAGATGGGGTGATGCACCAATTCATACTATGATAATGAAATTATATGATAGTACTAAAATTGGAAAATACAACTTTAAATATAGTAAAAGATTGCAACGTGAATCATTTAAAGATATTAACGGCAATTATCATAGATATATGCCTGAAAAATATAATAGTGACAGTTGTTTAACTAAAAATATAAAAAAATAATTTATTATTCTATACTTTTAACAATAATTCTCATTTGTTGTAAATCAATATTTCTATTTCCTTTATTTAAACATTTATTTCTGTAAAAAATATAATTTTTATTATTTATAATATTATTACATAAATTATTGTTATTTAAAAAGAAAGGAACATGACAAAAGTGTAAATTATGATTAGTTTCTTCGGGTATATACCCTGGTTTAAATTCCCTAACAAATATACTTAAAGATACGTCGTCTATGATATCATATTTAATGATATTTTTATTATTAATTATATCAGTAATAGCATTTTTTGTAAAAATTATTGATGTTCCGTTAGAATATATTGTATTAAACCACTTATCATTGACTATACCATCACTTATAGATATCCAATTAAGATTTTTACAATAACCCCCGCCATAATATAATATAGGTTTTATAGTTAAATATTGAATTAATTTATCAAAATTAATTATAGTGCTTATATTACTTCTAACTAAATAATCGTACTCTAAATCTTTAAAAATTTCAAAAGATTTAATTGTTTTATCTAGAATTCCGGGTATAAAACTTTCTTTGCCTTTAATATTTAGAATATCATCATCTATTAAAAAATCACCATCAATATCTTCTCTAAATCTTATAAAATAAGTAAAAACGTTTTCTTTTTTTTTTTTATAAAATTCGCTCATTAACGAGTACATATTTTCATAAGAACCTTCCTCTACATTTTCCATAGATGATGATGACGAATAAATAACAATGTGTAAAATTTTCATATATAATTATTATTAAATTAATATGAATTATTTTTATATAAAAAAAATTCATAATGATATGTAAAAACTATTTAAAATCTCAACTATCACTGTCATCGCTATTACTATTATTATCGTCGCTATTACTATTATTATCGTCGCTATTATAATAAATATCACTATAATTTTTTTTTTTAATATTCATTGATTTAAATTCATTAATAATTGCGTTATCTTCTGTTTCACTATCTGTATTTTCATTATCAGAATTATTAAAATTTATATGCGTTACATCTTTGACAATACCATCATTAAGAGATGAATTATTATGATATTCGTTTTTTAATATATTAGATAATTGATCACTATCTAATATTGAAGAATGTTGATCTGGTGTTATTTTATGAACAATATCAACTTTATTATTTTGATAATCTCTTTTAGAAATTACTACAATATCACCTTTTTCAATTAAAACACGCTTATTAAATTTTCTCATAGTCCCTCTGATAACACCTATAACTTCTTGACCACTATTACATAATAAACTTACTCTACAATTTCCTAATAATTTTTTAACCAACCCGTATTCCTCACAATCGAAATTAATTTCATAGTTATTGTTTTTATTTACATTAAAATTCTTTTTTTTTTTTCGAATAGATGTTTGATACATTTTTATATTTATATATGGTTTTCTTCTTTATATTATTATATATTGATTTTGTTTGTTTATTATTATGATATATAAAGAATATTATATATATTTAATATAAATGAATGAAGAGTTGGAAAAAAAATTTTTAAATGATTCTTGGGTTTTATATTTTCACGACCCTTATGAAATTGAATGGGATACAAAGAGTTATAAATTGATAGGTAATATTTCAACAGTAGATGATTTTGTTAATTATTATAAGGCGTTTAATAATTTATTTAAAAAGGGGATGTTTTTCATTATGCGTATGGATATAATGCCTCAATATGAAGATGAATTAAATATAAACGGTGGTTGCTTTTCATTTAAAATATATCCTGATGATTTAGAACTTAAGTTTTTTAGTTTGTGTGCTAATGTTTTAGGTGAAACTATAGGAACAAGCGAAGAATATATTAATAATATTAATGGTATATCTATAAGTCCTAAGAAATTCTATTATATAGCTAGGATATGGATTAAGGATAATAAATATGCTAAAAAAGAGAATTACAACTTTGATATTCCAAAATATTCATCATTAATTTATAAAAGTCATATTTAATAAATAAGAGTACATAATTAATATTTTTTAAAAAATATTATAGTTTTTTGAAAATATTAAAATTTAAATAATTATGTACTCACTATTTTTTATTAGATATATAAAAAATTCAATTATTAATAATACAATAATATGTATACTAAAATTATAGCAAAAGGGAATCGGGTTATATTATGTAAAATGAAATTTAAGGATAAAAAATTGAACTTATTAGATTATAATTGGATATATGATAATATATTTAAATATGAATTATGCAAATATAATAAAAAATAATAATTGCAACGGAAAATAATAAAATTTTAGATATAAAAATATATATTATTTATTTTTATAAGATATTTATGATAAATAAAGTTCTGAGATTATTAAAAACATTTTTAATTTATGCGGGCATGCCATTTAGATTATTATTAATATTACTAATATTTTTAGTAGGATTATATATATTAAAATCATTAAAACAAGAAAGTGATATAACTACATGTCTTTTAATGATGGGTAAACTTATAATATATACATTATCTATGAAAGTTATAATATCAAATGAAGATTATACTAAATATATGAATTATTTATATAGTGATGAAAAATTTATTTGCTTATTTACACATCAAACATTTATTGATTCTGTAATAATTATGTCGACTTTTCCACGTTCTGGTCCTATAATGAATAAACAACCAGAGTTTAAATATATAAATTTTGACGACGATATTATTACTAAATTGGGGGGTATATTTATTGATATAAATGTGAAAGGTAATACTGTTCAGAAAATAAAAGATAATGTGGAAAATCGCAAATCAGGTTCTCCGCCTTTATTTATAGCACCAAGTGGTGGTTTATCATCACAAATACCCGGCAATATTTCAAAATTCAAAGGTAATGGAGCATTTATAAATAAAACTAAGATATTGCCAATAATAATAAAATTTGAAGACGATACACTAAATTATAATGGTGATTATGGCGAATCAATGATGCATTCATATTTAAAATTATTTTTAGTGGAAAATTACAAAATTAAAATTATTGTAGGCGATATGATAGAACCCGAAGATAAAGAATCTTATATACAATATAAGGAACGGATTTATAATATAATAAATGAACAATATAAGGATATAAATATATAATCAAACAATATTATCAAAAATGAAGGACATTAATTTAATTGTCGCATGTACTACTAATTATGGCATAGGATATAATAATAGTTTGCCTTGGAATATTCCTGAAGAATTGAAAAATTTTAAAACTATAACAACAGATGTTATTAATAAAGAAAAGAAAAATTGTATTATTATGGGAAAAAATACTTGGTATTCTTTACCCAAATCACCATTGGCTAATAGAATAAATGTTATAGTATCATCAAATGAATATGAGAAAATAAAATGTGAAATTGAAAATTTACCTGATACATTTGTTGTAAATAATTTGATAGACGCATTTAACTATGTTAATTCTAACGACAATATAGAATCGGGCTTTATAATAGGTGGTTCTAAAATATATAACGAATGTATTAAATCTCATATAGAGCGTATTAAATATGTTTATATGTCTTTGATAATAGATGAAAATTATCATTGTGATAAATTTATAGATGCTTCCGATATATATTCTAACTTCAAACTTAATAAGGACGATATTATTAAATATGATAGATATGTAACAATGAAATTTGTTAATAGCAAATACCCATATATAATAGATGAACCTCCTGATTAAATCAATAATTTACATAATAAATTTTCAATATATATAGGCTCACGACATTTATTGGTTTGCGATAACATATATTCAACTTCTTCACCTATTTTTACTATTTCCATTTTTAATAAATTTTTAGTATTATTAATATTTTTTTTAGCTATTTTTGGATATTTATAATATAGATATATATCATTATTTGTTAAATTAATAAAATCATTTATAATATCTATTATTCTAATGTTATATTGGCATAATTTATAAGAAAGGTTTCTTATTTCATTGATGTTATTTTTATTAAATGATTTTAAAAATTCTACAATAGGCGGGTAATTATATATTATAAATTCGTCTGTTATTAAATCTTTAGTAGATGGTTTTTCTTCATATTCAGTTAAAAATAAAGATTTTATAATATCGCGTGATCTTAATGTGTAAAATATGTCATTTAAAGACATATCTAAATAATTTTTATATATTTCATCTATTTCATTTAGTGTAAATAGAGGTATTCTATATATGTTATATCTACTTTTAATAGGAGCTTCAATCTTTGATATATTATGAGTACATGATATAAATATTATATTATTTGAAAATTTTTCCAATAATATTCTAAATTCATAAAAATATTTTATTAGCAAATCAATATGCTTTAATATGATTATATGCTTCGTTAGCCCTATATTTTTAGTATTTACAATATTTAATAAAAATTTAGTTAATTTATCTAAATTTTTAATATTTTCGGGGTTCATTAAATCAATTTCAATAAAATATTGATTTTCGCAATAATTTATTGTTTTTTCCCATAAATGATAATTTCTGTAAAATGATTTATTATTTGTTTTTTTCAATAAAATAATTTCAATAAATAAATCTATTGGAAAACCATTACTACAATATAATAGTATATTATTAGGTGATGTAAGTATATTATTTATTATATTATTATATTTATAATTGTTCTCTATTATTTCTGGAAATTTCTCTTGAAATTTATTCCATACACTGTCGCACATATCTTAAGATATGTTTATCCATTAAATTATTTTTATTATAATAATCTTATATATTTAAAACTCATAATATAAAGATTTAATAATTTAGATATTTAATGATGTATATTAAAATTTTTGAGTTGGACAAAGATAATCTTAGCAGTTATACGAGAGAAGATATTAAAGAAAAATATAAAAAAATTGCTTTAGAATGTCATCCAGACAAACTCTTTAATATTCAAGATGAAAATGTTAAAAATGAAAAGACAGAAAAATTTAAAAAAGCCAGCATAGCATATAAGAAGGCGATGGAACATTTTGATAATTATGGTAATTTATTCACAAAAAATTATGAGTATGATTATAATTATGATAATATGGCTGACGATTATGATAATTATAAAAATATGGACTTGAATTTTTGGAATGACATATATAATGAGTTTTTCTCAAATAAAGAGGAAATTGAAAAAACTTTTGTTGATGTAGCAAAATTTTTTTTAAAAAAAGGCATTAATAATAAAAAATATTATAATCCTTCAACATCATCAATAAAGCATAATATTACATTACCCCTTTCATATAATGATTTATATAATACTAAAAAAAAAAAATTACAGATTATACTTAAAAATATTAAGGAACCTTTTAATATAAGTATATTATGTAGCAAAGAATATCCATTATTATCAAGACAATATATAGATGATAACGGTATAGAACATGATATAGAATTGAAAATGATTTTAAAAAATAATGATAAATTTAATTACACACATAATATTCGAAAGTCTGGTTTCATTGATTTATTTACAAATATAGATATAAATTTATATGATTATATTTTAGGTTCTAATAAAAAAATAACCTATATCGATGGAAATGATATAGATTTTAAAATAAATAGTTTCGATTTAAATAATATTATATTAGAAAATAAAGGTCTTCTTGGTGGTGATTTAATTATATCTGTGAATTTAAATAATTTAGATTCATCTGATTTAAATAAATTAACAAATAAAGAGAAAATAAAATTTATAAGATATGTTGAAAAAATTTACAAAAAATGATATAAGATTAATATTATATATATAATATGTAAATAGAAAAATAATAATCTTTTATAGGGTTATTATGTATTCTGTATAGAGTACAACCAGCAATTTTCACAAAAAATCATTTAAATAATAATAATCTTTTATGGGGTTATTATGTATTCTGTATAGAGTACAACCAGCAATTTTCACAAAAAATCATTTAAATAATAATAATCTTTTACAGGGTTATTATGTATTCTGTATAGAGTACAACCAGCAATTTTCACAAAAATCATTTTGTATGTTAGTTTGTTTATTTGTTTTTTTTAATTTATATTATATATATATTATAAATGAGCTATGAAGAAAAATTATTTCCATTAATAAAACTTTGGAATAGTTTACAAAAGAAATTTAAAAAAAAGAAGGAAAAAATAAATTCCGATAATATAAAAAATAATATTTTTTTATCTTCAGCAAATAATATTTATGATATAAAAGATTTAAATAATAATATTTTTAAGAAAAATAATTCATTTAACATTAAAAGAAATTATTATGAGATTATTTAAAATTATATCTTTCACGATATTTTAAATATTGAATTCTATTTTCTTTGTTATTAATTATAAACTTATAATCACAATTTGTTGTAGGATAATATGTATTTTTATAATAATTATTATTTTGTTTTAAATCATTTTTAATATTGTTATCTTCTTTATTATTATTTAAATAATAAGTAATATTAGGACAACTTACACATCTTGATAATTTCATTCTTGTATTTTTATCAGTAATTTCAACCGCAAGAGAAACTGCAAACATTTCCATAAATAAGATAAAGTAATTCTTAAATGCCATTATTGTAATAATTATATCTATATAATTATCTATATCAATTTTTATTGTTTTCCTTAAATGTTTTGTTTTTATCATATTGAAGTAATTAATACTTTATATTCTTCTAAATTCATAATACCCATTTTATTATTACAAGTTTTACATACAGGCATTAGATTTTCCAAAGTTTCATTTCCACCCAGAGAATGTGCTATGATATGACCACATTCCATTTCTTTAAAATGTAATTTATTATTACAAGTATAGCAGAAACCTTCATCGCAAATATTCTTATTAAATTTTTTCCAAACCTTTCCTTTAAGTTCTCCGCTAATATTCTTCCTATTTTTTTTCTTATTAAGATCATTTAAGTAAGAAAATCCTACATCATCTATATTTTTTTCACTAAGCAATAAATGTAAAGAGAAATCTAACCATTCAAAATTATTATGTATTCCTAAATAGCAGGGGTTACAGTTTTCTTTTTTCGATTTATCATAACATTTTTCAAATTTATCTTTACCGTATATATTATGTAATTTATCTGATTCTAGTTCTAGAAAATTATTAACTTTTAATATAACTTCGTATAAATTTTTTATAGTTTTTTTAGAATTTTCTAATTTTTCTTTAATATTTCGCATTCTAATATTCATCCTTAACATTTTATACGAAATGTAAGGACATCGTACGTGTTCATTAATATAAGCTTTTGTAAAATTATCCATGAGCATTTGAATTAAATCTCTCTCATAATCAATTATTTTACCAATAGGTTCAATTGGAGAATGTTTATTTATTTTATTAAAATATTCTTCAACTTCTTTATAATTTTCAACGTTGTAAATTACAATAGGTACTTCAACATTATTTATATTATAGCCTTCTTTTTTTAATTGTGAAAAAACTTCTATCCTATGCTGTCCATCTAACAAATAACCTGTATTTTCGGGTTTAATAATTGCGATAGTAAAACTCTGTAAAATTGAAAATGTTTTGTATTTTTCATATTCTTCTTTTTGGTCTTTTATCATTTCTTCTATATGTTTATTGTCAATCAATCTTTGTAGTTCAGGTGTTTGATATTTATCAATAACATTTATTATTTTTTCGTTTTTTAATTCTGTACGTTTTGATAACATTTTTATATTCGTTTATTTATGTTAATATATTCTTATATATTATTGGTATAATAATTAAATATAATATTAGTATATATAGGATATGATTAAACAAACAAAGGAATCTCAATGTATTAGAAATACAGCATCATGGGCTCATGTTAAACCAAATCATAAATTTGATTCATCAAAATTTGATAAAAACGAGGTTTTGAAAGATTTACCAATTATGTCACCGAAAATCCACGCAATGTTAAATAAAATTAAGGAATTGGACAATGAAGATATGAAAATATATGGTAAACATTACAAACATGTCATATATAGCGATGTAGCTGGAACAAATGGAGCTAAAATGGTTGCTTCATCTATGATAGCTAATGATTATGTATTAATATATAATAATGGGAAAGTATCGCAAAATTTGTCAAAATCAGATAATACTTTTGGATTATTAACAACAACAACAATCAATAAAAAACCGATATCTGTAAAACAGAAAAAAAATATAATGGCTTCTATGAATGAAAGACCTGGTAATATTAACGGTGAAAAAATGCGTTTTCTAATATTGGATTCCGGTTTCAAAGAAGGAATAGATGTATACGATGTTAAATATATGCATATTTTAGAACCATTAATAACAAAAGCAGAAACAACCCAAGTAATTGGAAGAGGGACACGTTATTGTGGACAAGCTGGATTGCCATTTGTTCCCAATAAAGGTTGGATTCTAAATGTTTATAGGTATAATATTAATTATAATGATAATATGAATGTTCATGAATTATTTATCAAACATAGTAATCAAAATATAAGTGCTCTTAATTTTACCGCAGATATAGAAGATATTATGGCTGCTTCTTCAGTTGATATGCCTTTAACCGAAAATATTCACGGTGCTATATTTAAAAATAATCGATTTTATAATTTTATAAATAATTTAATAGACAATAATAATAAAAAAAGCAAATATTCCAGAAAAAAAGATTTAATCAAAGTATATAGCAAGTTAAGAGGTAAGTTATTAACAAATGAAAAAAAAATAGATTGTAAAAAAAATTGTAAAGATGTATTCGATGATTATGAAGATGCCATATCAATATTATTGACTGCCGTTATTTTTGATGTTAATAATTTAGAAGAAGAATATTTAAATAAAAAGGGTAAGAAAATAATACAGAGAAAAAATAATGATGTTCATATAAATTCTGAAAAATTAGAAAAATGTTTAATGGAAATAGAAGCTAAATCAATATTATGTGATTATCTAGATAAAAGAAAAAGTTTTTGTTATGCGGTTAATAGAATATGGCTACGCCCAATATATATGTTTAAAATATATGGTGAAAAATTATTGGAAAAATTAGAAAATTATAAAAATTCTAAAAAAATAACGAATACAAATTATTCTTATGTAATTAATTTTATTCAAAAATATAGTGGAAAAATTTCTTCAACGCAAATAAATCCGGAACCTCCTATTATAAAATTGAAATATTTAGATTTATATGACTATATTATAAAACATTATAGAACTTTCAAATGGTCTAATTTAGAAATTAAAAATAAATGTATCGATCAAAATAATGAAGGAACTGGAAATATAGAGAAAAAAACAAATAAAAATTATGATATAATAACTTTTTCTAATACTCAATCATTTGTTCAAAATTATTTTACTCCCAAATCTCCTTATAAAGGATTATTATTGTATCATAGTGTTGGTTCTGGAAAGACTTGTACTGCTATAGCAACTGCTACGAAAACTTTTGATAAAGAAAACTATACTATTCTATGGGTTACGAGACATACATTAAAGGATGATATATGGAAAAATATGTTTGAAAAAATATGTAATATTAGAATTCGCGAAATGATTGCTAATGGTTCTAATATACCAAAAAATAGATCGGAACAAATGGCTTTATTAGGTAAAAATTGGTTACAACCAATATCTTATAAACAATTTACAAATTTAATAAAAGGAAAAAATAAATATTATGCTGAAATGGTTAAAAGAAATGGTGCGGAAGACCCTTTGAAAAATACATTAGTTATTATCGACGAAGTACATAAAATTTACGGTAATACGTTAGCAAAACTTGAAAAACCCGACCCTAAAATTTTAAGTGATATGATACAAAAATCATATAGTATTTCTCAAAAAAATTCTGTAAGATTATTATTAATGTCAGCTACTCCTATAACTGAAGATCCTTTAAGTGCTATCAAAATATTAAATTTATTATTAGAGGGCGACGATAGATTTACAGAAAATTTTGAAGATTTTAAATCTTCTTATTGCAATGATAATGGATTAATAACCGATATAGGTACATTATATATTATAAATAAAATTACAGGACTAATCAGCTTTATAGATAGAGGTTCCGATATTAGTCAATTTGCATATCCTGTAATAAATGATGTAATATTAAATATAAATAATGATGAATCAACTTTAAATAATAGGAAAGGCGAAATAAATAATAGAATTATGATTTTAGATAATGTTATAAATGAATTTACAGAAAAAATTAAGAATAAAAATGAATATACACAAGGAGAATTAAAGCATTTTATTGATGAAATTAAGGAATTAAAGATGGAAAAAAAAAGTTTAGATAAAGAATTGAAAAATATTATTATTATAGAAAGAGAGCCTAAAACTGTTATAGAACATATTAATAATTGTTTTAATAAAAAAAACAAATATTAAAAATATTTAAAAAAGGATTATTATAATATAGCATGTTAAATAATGTAAATATTTCGTTTTTAGTGCGTAATTATTTATAGAACAATTTTAAAAAATCTTAATAGATATGCTATTATTATATTCTATTGTAGTTACATTAGTTTTGTTTGGAATATATCATTATTTAGAAAAAAGAAACAGTGATGACACAGATGTCAAGGAATATAACATATATAATGAATTATTAACTTTCAAAAATATTATAGTTGTTTCCATTATATTTATATTTATATTTTCATTGTTATATGTTGCTTTTGATGACGGTTCAGCATTATCTGCTTTAGGAATATTTGATAACGAATATACAAACTTAAATATATTAAATAAAAGTAATATTTTAGATAAAGATTTATTGAAAAAATGTAATGAGCCTATGAAGGCTGGTTTTGAACCATATAATAGCAATAGCTCTGCTTCTTCAGCTGCTTCTTCTTCTGCCACTTCTTCTGTTTCTTCTGATGAAGACTAATTAATAATAATTTCTGAAAAAGAGTACATAATTTTTATTTTTCTACAATTTTCTAATTTTTATAATTTTATAATATTTTAAAGATTATGTACTCTTTTTTTTTTAATTAACTGAAAAATTGATTTATTATATAATTATACATAATAATATAAAATATGAGAAAATATGAAAATACACATGCTTGCTCTGGTTATTTTTGTACCGGTTCAGGTGGTATAGCACCATTTATACCTAATTATAAAATTAATAATAAAAAAGAAAGCAAGCAATGTTTTGATAGAAAAAAACATAATGCTATTAGAGATGTATCGCATATAATTAATAATATCAATAAATATAATTAGATTATGAGTGAATTCTTTTGCTCTATTATGAATAAAAAATGATTATATGATAATATATTATACTTATCATAAACTATGAACAAGAACGAATTGTTTCCTCTCGGCATTCTCTCCCGCAATCAAATCGCTAAAGGAGAAGCCGTATTAGAAAAGATTGCTAACGCTATCAGTGAAAATGTAGACGACATAAAAAATTACGAAAGACTTTCAAGCGAGTTTTATTGTATGATTCCGCACATTAAGTTAAAGATCATCAATACACGCGAGCTTGTAAGCGAAAAAAAAGAGCTCCTTGAGAATATGAAAACATACACGAGAGATTAGACATTATTTAGAATTATATATGTGTTTTATATTTTTATATTTTTTTTAAATTATATACAGAGTTAATAAATAAAAACTAAAATAATCTTGAAGGATGATGTGGATAAAAGTTAAATAAATGAAGGATAATACTAAAATTAAGTCAAGCCATTTTTATATTTGTTCATTAGTTTCTTATATTGACTTAAAGTTATTTTATCAATATTTATTTTATCAAATTCTTTGTATATTTTACATGATTTTATATAATTTTTTTCACATAAATCTTTTG